GTTAAAAATTCTGGATTATGAATCACCTTATATTTTTTAGAATATCTTTTAGTTGTTCCAATTGGCACTGTAGATTTAATTATAAAAATACCATCAACAGATTTTGGAAGATCTTTAAAAAAATTATCCAAAATAGAGAGATCACATTCTCCAGTCGATTTCATTGGAGTTGGTAAGCAAACAAAAATAAATGCTTGCTTCAATACCTCATCTAATGTATTAAATGATTTATTTTTATCAACATCAAAAACTTTACAGGATATCTTATCTCTTAGATTTTGATATACTGCATTTCCAACAAATCCATTTCCAATAATTCCAATCATAAACTAATCCTACTAAATCCTTTTACTTTTTCAAATTTTATTACATTATCAAATTTATCATAAAGATCCGTTTTGTGAGAAATCACAAAAATATTAGCATCTTTAATAACATAGCGAATAATTTTCAAGAACTCATCAGTTCCGAAACCATCAAGTGAAGAATCAAATACCTCATCCATAATCAGCAGATTGGTATTGACGGAGTTTTTGACTCTCGCAACTTCTCTCCAGGTGAAGAGTAGGGCAAGGTCAATTCTCATTTTTTCACCCTCACTGAAGGAACTATAAGAAAAGTCTTCGTGAATGGGCGATTTTACTGTTTCATTAAATTCTTCGTCAAGATAGAAATTAATATAGAAATCCATCATCTGAAGATAACGATTCACCTGCTGATTTATGAACGGAAGATACTTCTTAATTATCTTCGTTTTAACACCATCATCCTTGAGTAAGGAATAGGCAAAATCGTAATAAACAATTTCTTCTTTTTTCTTTGATAGGTCTTCGAATGTTTTTTGGAGATTAGTTTGAAATTCTTCTAGCTTCTCATGTTCAGTATTTCTGTTTGCAAGGTTTTGGGTAATCGTTTGAATTTCAGATTCAAGGTCTCGGATTTGTCTCTGGTTGAGTGAAATGCGAGTATTGTTTTGAGAAATCTCATGATTGAGTTTCGTAATCTCCTTTGAAAGTGCAATGAATTGACGCTCTCTCTCCTGTTCTATTTTTATAGTCTCTTCAAGGTCTTGATAACCCTTCTGGAGTTCCTTTGCTTTATTTTGAGCGTCTGTAATTCTATTTAACCGAAATTCTTCCTCAATTGTTTGAGTGCAAGTAGGGCAGACCGTATTTTCATTAAAAAACTTATGCTCTTTAGTAATCACAAATACTTTTTGAGAAATTTTACCCTTAAGGTTATTAAGTTTTACTAACTTATCTCCAGCACCAGCAACTTCTTCTTGTTCCTTAATGTACTTAAAAATTTCTTCTCCAGTAGTTGTGTTCCCAATCAAATAAACACCAATTTCTTTGTCTAAATTAGCAATCTTTTCTTGGTTGGCATTAATATTGGCATTACCACGATTTTCAAGTTCTTCAATAAACTCCTTTTGCATTTTAATTTTATCTTTAAGAGTTTCTTTTTTTAAATCTAATAATTTAATTTGATCTTTTTCATCTTTGATTTTATCCTTTATCAAAGAATTCATGGTAGAAAAAATACGAATATCTAAAAGATTTTCAATTACCTCCCGCCGATTTGGAGACGTAAGTTGCATAAAGGGAATAAAGGCACTACTACCCAAAATTACAATTTGAGTAAAAGACTTATAATTTACTTTTAGAATATTTTCTTCTAAAATCTTTTGATTTGCACGATCATCTGCTTCTCGATGAAGTGCAACACCATTTAATTCAATATCAAAAATATTTGGTTTGATTCCACGACGAACCAAATAATTTCGATTGTTTATTGAAAATTCAATTTCAACAATACAATCCTTTTCGTTAGTAGTATTAACTAACTGTGGTTTATTAATCTTACGAAACGGTTTATTAAAAAGAACAAAAGTCAAAGCATCTAAAACTGTAGATTTGCCTGCTCCATTTGTTCCTACAATTAAATTTGTATTATTTGTTTGAAAATTAATTTCTGTCCAATGATTTCCAGTAGAGAGAAAATTGCGCCACTTAATTTTTTGGAATACTAACATTTTTGGGAGGGATAACGATGTCTTCGGGAGTAATCACAGCATATCGATAATTATGTATCTTACAAGTCTTTAAAGCAAGGTCATCATCAACCTCAACCACATCCATTTCAGTTTCTTCTTGATCTTCTAATTGCAAAGCATATCGAACTGCATCATCTTCATCTTCAAAGAGAAATAAGACTTTATGACCGTGTTGATCTTGAACGGCATATGCTCCGTCGTCTTTTTTATCTTTAATGGTAAGTAGAAACATTTATTCTATCTCGCAAGCTTGATGATAAAGATCTTGAAAAATACCTTTAATAATATTTTTATCATAATTAAACTCAGATTCATCAATATAACGATTTAAAATTGAAATCGTATTTTCATCCTCATCAACCTCAAAATCTTCATTCTCTTGGATATCAAAGTTTTCAATAATTTTTAGTTCTTGAACTCCAGCAGAATAAAGTTTATCAATAAACTTTTCAAAATCCTTTGGTTTAGATTTTTTACGAACAATCACCTTTACGAGTTTGTTAGTATATTCAACGGCATTAAAAAGTTTATAGTTGGTATCTTCATAATAAATGATATAAAATAATTTATAAGGATTGTTAATTGGAGTATGAGTGAGGGTTTCCGTATCAAAGATATGAAATCCACGAGTATCGTTCACATCTGTCCAATACATCTCATAAGGATTACCAAGGTAGAAGATACGTCCATTATCAGAACGAGTATGGTAATGCCCAGAAAATACCTTTGTGAAGTTCTTAAAAATAGTTGAATCCAGTCCATGCTCCATCACTAATTGAGGATTAACTTTAAATCCTTGAAACTCAAGGTGCCCCATAGCACATTTACTAGTAGTATTTTCAATAAGTTTCAGAGTTTTTTGTTGATTTTCTGGATTAATCCAAGGAATAAACAAAAGTTTAAGTCCACCAATCGTAACTTCTGTTGCTTCACTATAGGTTTTTATATTTGGATAAGTTTGAAGTAGAAGACCTGGCGAATTAACACTGTTTGTAGATTTATAGTATGTGTCGTGATTACCAATAATCATATGAACATCATACTTTTTTAAATGATCAAACACCACTCTCTTTGACCACTCAAGACTTTGATAGTCAATTGATTTGCGACTATCAAAAGCATCACCCATATGAATAACCGTCTCTACCCCATACTCTTCAAGAGTTGGAAAAAAGACATTCTTATAAAAAAGTTCAAAGTAATCATGAAGATACTTTGATCCTTTTTTGCACCCATAATGAGTGTCTGTTATGATTGCGATACGAGTCATCGATTGCTTCGGTACTGAATGGCATCTTTCATACTATTATACTCCGAACTGGTGCCAGAAAGCAACCCATCATCAATCACCATCACTTCATCAAATCCACTTTTTTCAATAATTTTGGTCTTGATTTCGAGTTGTTTCTTTTCCTTTTGAATTCTTCTCAAAAATGCGTAGTGAATAATCTGAGTAAAATAAGCAAAAGGATTCTTAGATTTCTCTGGATCGAAATTATGAATGTATTGAACGCAATTTTCAATACCATCAGAAATCATATCATCTCTAAACATATAATTTACAAAATTTGGTTTATATGAAAGATGAGTGGCAATTTTTAAAAAACATTCACCAAGGTAATTTGAAATTGGGGGTTTTCCATCCCAGTGCTTAGCCCTTTCTTGTTTTGGTTGTTTTGTTAAATCTTTGTCATATTTTTTCAGATATGAACTTTCAACTTTAGATCTATAAATGATAAGAGCATCTAATAATTCCCTATTGTTAACATAGTGTTCTGGTTTTTTCTTTGGCATAACATCTACTTAGTACATTAATTTTTATTATACTTATTATAACATATTTTGTAAAGACTTGACACCTCTGCAAAATATGAGTAGAATGCCTTTGTTAGGTTTGAAGATAAGATTGTAATATTACTTTAAAGCTGTTTAAATATATTTTCAAGATTTTCTCTTGCTTCCTTTACCGAAGATATATACCCCATTTTATTTGATATTTTAACCTTCCCACTAACTTCTATAGAATTGTTTGAAAATTTTTCATTATTCTCCAAATATTCCTCGTATGTTTCAATTAAAGAAGTATTTTTTATTTCTGTCATTGTTATAACTTTTTCAAATTTAATAATGTGAAGATCATCATCAGAAACTTCTATCCATGGTTTAATTTTTACGTAAGATCCTGCAAATTTTAATATTACTGGATTTTGTAATAGAATTAATGGATCTCCATCATTTTCATCCACACTAATAAGTGCGAATATTTCTTCCCCGCTAATTAATTTTAACGTACAGTAAAAATCTTCTCCCATCAGTTTTTAAGCGGTATGTTTACAATATCGTAGTTAAAATTTTCTTCGTTATAAACTTTGATTCTTTCGATTAAGTGATTGAGTGTATAATTTTTTCTTGACTTATAACTGATATCATCGGCAATGTCATATA